TTTTTCACGTTCTTCAAGCAATCTGACTTTGACTTGTAACTCGTTGATGTGCAACATCAGGTTCTCTTTCATAAAAGCTCTACACTCCGCAGAAATTGGGCTGTCCGTTGGGACACCTTCTTTGGTAATCAATGCAGGCATAGCGCCTTCGATTCGTGTTAAGCGTGTGGAGAAGTCGTTGACTTGACCCAAGAGCCATGCAAGGGAAGCCACAATAATGGGTATGACCGCTTTTAATACATCTGCCCAATTCATTTTGATTCCTTTAGTTCACGTTTCAATTTACGCAGTTCTTTGATCTCTTGCTTGAGTTGGGCTCGCATGTACAAGGTTTCTACATACGCCATCGAGGTAACTCCAACAATCACGCATATGGCAACCCCTATCAATATCCAGTAGACCAGCTTCGTAGTTGCCACATGAACCACCCAAAGAATAAAGATATGAACATCACGGCAATCACCCCACTTGTTAATTCAATCCAGCGAATTTCGTCTTGCTCTTTGCGCCACCTAGCCAACCTAGCCCGACGAACCATCTCTGACCTAGCCCACTCCTGCTCCTGTTCAATCTTGGCGTACATCTTCAGAAACCGCGTATAGATTGCTTTTAACTCTTTGGGCGCATATGTTGTCATCTGCTCCCTAATCTGTTCACCTAACTTCTCTAACTGCAACTCAACTAGCGCACGCTCTATGGCTTTTTTGCTGGTGTTCTGGGCTGGGTCGTAGTTAGTTTTGCTGTTCTCTTCTAACTCATGGTAGTACGTTTGGAGCTGTTGCTGAATATCAAAGAATTCTCCCAACTGTTTGCCAACGTCGCTGATGAGCTTGAGTTCAAGTTCCTCGTAAGACTGTTGCTGTTTGGTTGTGGCTTTGGCTTTCGCTTTTGCCACAGGCTTGGGCGCTTCGTCTGGCTTGGCTGGTTTACTAACGAATAGACCAATGAACCAATCAAAAATGCCCTTGATTGCTTTGACATCGCCAATGACCTGCTCGGCTGTCTTCTTAGCCCCTTCCAACTCCATACGCCCTTCATGCAAGAGAGCACACCCCTGCTTGATAAAACCAACGGCGGTTTGGGCCGCCATGAGAAGAGTGAAAGGGTCCACATTGGGTTATGCTGGGCTGGGCTGACTAGCAGAATTATTTTCTTTTTCCGTTTGCACATCCATCCATTTGCCCGTGTATCCCATAGTCGAATTTATATATCTAACTTGCATTGCCGTTGTTCCATTTTCTTTTTGAAGCATACGAAATTCAGGCGTAGAGTTTGGATAAATTTGATTCTGCATTAACTACTCCATTGTTCTTGTGGCTTAGTTGGAAAAGTTATAAATCCAGCAGTAGGGTTAACTGCTATCTCACGCAGTTGGCTTCTGTATGCTAAAAACTCCGCTTGATTCATTAGATAGGGATTGCTAACTGCGGGGTCTGCAACATCTGCAATAGAAGTCCAATCTGTTTGACTTAGCAAACTAACTGCTGTTGTTTTGTTTTCTTGAGCCGTTGGCGTTGGAACAACATAAGGCGCAATAGCCCCAAATTCCCCCGCCGCCGCTCTGTTATATAAATCTACACCATGTGGCATTGGGTCATAAGAGTCAGCACTAAATGGCATTTCTTCGTTAAATTCTTCCCATTTAACTGTAAGAACGATTGATTGACCAGTATCGTCATTCCAAACTGGGTTTTTAGCGTACTGTAAAGTTAACATTTTTTACCTTTTAAAATTAAGAAACGCGACAAAAGACAGTAATCATATTAGGATTGTCAGTAGGACCAGCATTAGGACCCATATTTTTCCATGTGCCTGACAAATTATTAGTAGTAAAAAATCCATAATTAGTTACAGCACCAGTTATCACTTGATTTTGCCCACTTCCAGCAGAATAATTTGAGCCAGAAGTAACATTACTGTCTACCCTAAGTTGGCAACCCGCGTAACTACCAACAGTATTAAATGTGGGACAAGCAACTACTAATGTTCCAGTTGATGTAATAGTTCCTCCAGACAACCCATTGCCAGTTGCTACTGAAGTAACTGTGCCACCGCCTGTTGCGCTAACCGTTATAGCGCCTGTTGTTGAAGATACAGAAATACCCGAACCAGCCGAAACCGAAGTTACGTTGGCGTTGGTGTTAACCGGCGCTGTGGTTTGTGTGGTTGCGTCGTTGAACGTGATGGTCGTTCCACTTACTGTTACAGTCATGTTTTTGCTCCTTTAAGGGGTTCCACCGGTGCTGAGTGCACCAATGATGATTAGGTTACCAGATGAATCTAACGATCCTACGTTAGTGCCGTTGTAGTTGAAGTACAACTTCGAACCAGTAGGTGTTACGTTCCACCCACCTGTATTAGCTATCGCGTTTGCGGCAGTCACAGTAGTTCCCGACGTAACGTAACTTGTAGCATTAACAATGTCTGTACCGTTAGACACCAAAACTACTTTAGTGCCGTTAGCAACTGATACACCAGTCTGCCCACTAACCTTGACTGTGACTTGTCCAGATGACGTGTTGTTGTAGATAAAGTACAGTTTTTTGTTGGCTGGTACAACTAAGTTAGTACTTGCTCCGCCTGTGCCAGTCAACTCAATGAACATGTTCCTTGCGTTAAGGGTTGCTGTTGACGCCCCGCTGGGGATGGTCATTGTGGTGTCTGTACCAGTAGAAACGGCTTGAGTTACATAGCCAGAAATAGCCTGTTCAATCAGCGTGCCAAGGTTCAAGTTGTTGGTCGCGCCCCAGTTACCAGCTTGGTCACCCGTGCCTACAAGCTCTAAGGCTAAATTGGTTGAGTATGTTGCTGACATGTCCTACCTCATTGTGAGTTGTTTATGGTTGTCCAGCCCGGTGTCTGTACATCAATAATTTTTGCCCAGCCAGATACAGCCGTATTATCCGCCATAGTGACGGATTCTGAAATAGATGGTTTGAAATTGGCGGGGGCACTATAAGCATCTGCCATCGTTATGGCTTCTGTTATGGAGTCAACAAACACGCGGATTATGGTCTCCGCATCTGCCATTGTCATGTTTTCGGTAATGGAGTCGAAGAATGCGAAATAAAGTTCTTGTGCTGACTCCACTGTTGTATCTTCAGATAGGGCTACCGCAAACTGTGCGGCAATAACAATATCGTCGGCTTGAGTTACACCGTCAGAGAAAGTCTGTAAGAACGTGCTTAGTTGTGTACTGGAGTCATCAAGCGTAATGTTTTCATTGATGCCTGTAGAGTAGCTAACACCCGCATCATTTGGAGTATCGGCTATCGTAATGCCGTCTGAGAAAGTCTGAAGGAACGCGGATAGCTGGGTGCTGGAGTCTGCCGCGCTGATGTCTTCTGTTACAGCAAACGAAAAGCTAGTGCCCGCTAACGCAGCAAATGGGGTTGCAGCATAGGCGGGTATCCCAAACATTACTTCTCCAACGCAGCTAATCGCGCCTCAAGAGCCACAACCCGCTCGGCTAGTTTGATAGCCGCAACAAGAGCCGCGCCACCGTAGTTCACAGACAGAAGCCCATCTTCGCCAGAAACAACCGCCTCTGCCAAAGCCTTTTGAAGTGACTGAGCGCCAACACCAACCTCGGTATTGCCACCCTCAATACGATCAAAAATACCGCTTTTAACGCCAGCCAACTGCTCAATGAAGTCAGGGGCAACATCACGCCAGTTTGTCTTGAGGCTTTCATCTGAACTAGAAACATGCGATACCGCACTCAACGCACCAGTAGAAGCGTTGTAAGAAACTACGTTGGTGTTGGAGATGGACGCTGTAGTAAGCGAACCGGAAGTTGCGGTAGTGCCAATAACGTAATACGTGGCGGAAGTGGTAGTCCCTGTAATAGTCGCGCCAGCCGCCGCTTGGAACGTAGGTAGCGCACCCGCGCCATTTGAAGTCAACACCTGTCCAGATGAGCCAACACTAGCGATAGATTGATACGCACCTGTTGTAGTAGTGCCGCCGCAAAGCACAGCGTATGCTGTTTGAGAAGTAGCCGCTGTACCACCAGCAGCCACAGGTAAAGTACCTGCCGCAAGAGCAGAAGCTGAAGTGGAATACAGAGCACCGTTAGCCGCAGTGAAGGTTGTTAAGCCTGTGCCACCATAAGCTGTTGGGATTGTTCCGCCGTTCCACGTACCGCCTGTAATAACTGTAGAACCAAGATTAAGAGCGTTAGTACCCCAAGTCACTGCCTCTGGAAGGAATCCGTGGACATCCCATGTGCCAGCAACCGTGCCGTTAGATAGCAACACAAGTTCAACCGCGCCACCAGAAGTAATAGTGCCAATAGCACCAGTAGAGTAGTCTTGGAGGGTCAGCGTTCCCGTTGCATTGTTGTTAAATACAAATGCCACACCCGTAGTCAGGGTAGTCGCATCAGGCATCGTATAGGTCTGGTTGCCTGTACCAGTAAGTGTTTGTGAATAACTAGACGCCGCAGTTAACGCTGTTGTACCACCTGCCGCTGAGATAGAGGTATTGGATTGGTTAAGTCTGTTTACTTCTACGTTCTGGTTGGCATCGCGCAACATTACTGAACTAGCGCCAGAAGAAGCGGTTACACCCGTGCCACCATAAGCGACAGGAATAGTAGAGCCGTTCCAAACCCCAGATGTAATCGTACCCAACGCACTGACGTTGCCAGACGCGTCTTCGTATATCGCTCTCGATGAGGGATAAGTACAGAAAACATTAACGGTGCCACTAAAAGTAACCGCGCTTCCAGAGTTACTAGACGCATAGACAGTCGTGCGCGTGAGCGTAGGCCCCGTAGATGAATACGTGCCTAGTCCTGATTCCCAATTACCAACAGCGTCGGTAGCGGCATAG